GGCCTATTCAAGCGGCGGTGCAGCTGGTTCAAGCGTTGTTGTGTTGGCCGCAGGCACATCGTTTGCGGTAGGCCAATTGATTGCTGGAACAGGCATTCCTGCAAGCACGTTTATCACTGCTGTTAATGGTGCCACAATCACTGTAAACCAAGCATTTACTGCTCAGGTTTCAGGCACTGTGACATCATATGCACCAGGCGGATTGGGCACATATCAAGTGAGTTCCAGCCAGACTACTGGTACAGGAACCTTGACAGCCACCACCACATACGCCGCTCAAACTTGGTTGATTCAACAAGTGCCAACAACGACAACCATGATTTTGCCAATCCAATTGGTAAATGGTGCAACATTGACCTCTACGCCAACGGCAACGTATTGGGGCGTGAATCAGTGGGTTGGCAAGTTTGTTTATTATCAAGCCAGCTTGCCTTCAATCAGTGCAATTAGCAATCCCGCTAGTTCTACAATTGCTGGTCTGACAAATTACACATCTACCATTACATTCAGTTCAGCACATGGACTGAAGCAAGGTGATGTGATCATTATTAGCGGATCAACTCCTGCTGCAATGAATGGTATTTACTCAGTAAGCATCCCAGTATCAAACCCAACCACAACGATTACGGTTAACTGGGGCAATGTAAATCCTGGCAACTATACATCTGGCGCTTCTGCTGTGAGTCCTTATACAGGCCGTGTTACCGGAAACACAACCAGCGTTTTGACATTCGGTGATATTGTGACTGGCTTGCCTTTGGCCAATGGTCCTGCATCTGGCAATAGCTATCAGATTGGTCTGATTGATCGCGGTCAATTATTGCCAAACACATTGCTACTTAACTCTTCGCAAACATGTTTGGTTGAGTTGATTGCATCCACACCAACCAATCAGGTGTCTTTGTCTCAGGCAAACTTTGTTCCTTTGAACACTCTGGGTTCTTATAACTCATTTGCCGAGCAAGATTTAACCTCCACATCATTGTCTGGTGGAGAGGTTGTGTATGCATTCTCTACGCCCCCCAATGGATTGCAACAGCTTGATTTGTCAAACTTCTTTCCTGTCTTGACCAACATCAAAGGCAATATAGCGGATATTCTGACGGTTGCCGTGACTTGTGCAAACAGTGGCGGTGTGACGTTGCAGGTAAACGTGGTCTGCCAGGAAGCGATGGCTTAATATGGCCACCCCCGCATGGCAACGCAAAGAAGGGAAGAATCCGAATGGCGGTCTAAACGCCAAAGGAAGAGCGTCAGCCGCGAAGGAGGGGATGCATTTAAAGCCTCCCCAACCCGAGGGCGGATCAAGGAAGAAAAGCTTTTGCGCAAGAATGTCGGGGATGAAAGAAAAGTTGACGTCTTCCAAGACTGCCAACGATCCAAATAGTCGGATCAACAAAAGTCTACGGGCTTGGAAATGCGCTGACGGTTGTGCTATTAGAGGACATACAAAAGGTAGGATGGTGTAATATGGCTACTCAAGGTGCTGGAGCTGGAAGAGGAAAACAAGGCGGGCCAACTGCCGAGCAAATGGCCGAACGCAATAGTCCCAACTATATGACGCCAGAAACCGAGCGACAGTTAAGAGCTGAACGTGATGAGCGTTTGGAGCAAGCCAAAGCCAATGAGGCCTACAATGAGGCCAGCAAAAGCATGGGTAAAAAACGTGGCGGTAAAATTGCACACCATAAAACGCATGCCAAGAAACGTGATGGAATTGCAAAGCGTGGTCACACCAAAGGATCGATGAGATAATTATGGCAGACATCGAACTAACAGAACGCGAACAAGCCATTGCCAAAGAGGCGGCACGCATTGCTATTGAAGAGCTCGCTGGCGAGTTCTATAGACAAGTTGGTAAAACAATTATCAACAAAGTTCTTGTTTGGGTTGGGGCGATTGTCGTAGGCTTTGTCATTGGCAAAGGCTGGAACTTTAAGATCTAATATGCCTAGCACAAGCAAAAAACAACACAATTTCATGGAGGCGGTGGCTCACAATCCATCGTTTGCCAAGAAGGTGGGGGTCCCTCAAAATGTGGGGCAAGAGTTCAGTAAAGCGGACAAAGGCCGCACATTTAAACAAGGTGGAAATATGAAAAACGAAATGCATCATCATCACATGAAAATGGCTCATCATCACTTGAAAGAAGCGATGAAACACGGTGGAGAAGCCAAAGAACCCCATTCAAAAGACATGGGCGAAAAGGCTTTTAAACACGGTGGCCACGTTAGAAAAATGGCTGGCGGTGGAGACACAGTTGGTCGTGAAGGTATTGCCGAGAAACGCGGCATGACTACAGCCAAAATGGGTAGAGTTGCTGCTGGTGGCGAAAAGAAACACGGCGAGCACAAAATCCAAGAACGTGGCCATACACGCGCATTGCAAGAGAAAATGAAGGGTAACACTATTGGTGACGGTCCTTTGTATAACGTCAAAGGCCCAGCCATGAAGCGCGGCGGTAAGACTCATGCCATGAAACGTGGCGGCAAAGCTTGTTAAGGAAAAACCATGAAACATCATCACCCAGAACATCACGAGCACGTTCATCCTGCTGGTCATGAGCACCATCATGAGACTAAACATCATGTTCACCACATGAAAGAACATGAAGTCAATGGTCACAAGCATCATCATCACATTTATGGTGAGCATGCTGCTGGTCATCACAAGCACCACGAAGTAGCCGAACATTTGCACAAACATCAAGTATCCAAATAAGGAGACTGTTATGCCTATGAATTCAATGATGATGGCTCCCGGACAAATGCGCCGGCCACCTATGGCAGGTCGTATGCCAGTCAATCCCCTGTTGGCGGCTAAACGTCCTGGTGGAATGAGTAAAGGTGGTTCTGCGCATCGTGCAAGCGAGCGTGCAGATGGATGCTGTGAAAAAGGCCATACCAAAGGTACTATCGTTGCATGCAAAGGCGGGATGTACAAATGATGGCAAGTCGTGGCATGGGAGACATTAACCCGTCAAAAATGCCGGGCAGGAAGGTCATCAAGAGAAAAGATGACCCGAATGATGTCTCTATGTACAAGAAGGGCGGGGAGGTTTGGGATAAGCCTCGCCCTAAAAGTCTTGGTAAGCCCAACAAGTTGACCCCTGCCAAAAAGGCTGCTGCAAAGAAAGCGGCCAAAAAGGCGGGACGTCATTATCCAAATTTAATTGATAACATGAGAGCTGCGCAATGAAACAACATATCATGAATTATTTGAGCCAAATGGGTTATCCCGTTTCCAGCTTTGAACATACTCTTCTTGAGAAGTTTGCTGCTTTTGTAGCCGCATCTGAGCAAGCTGAACCCGTCGTTGAAACGCCTGTAGTTGAGGCTCCTGTAGTTGAGACTCCTGCTGTAGAAGAAGAAGTTGATAAGGCTAAATAATGGCCATAACAACGTCCGGAGCCACGGGGTTTAATTTACAGCTTCCTGAGTTAGTCGAGGAGGCTTTTGAACGTTGTGGCAGCGAATCTCGCACTGGATATGATGTTAAAACGGCTCGCAGATCATTGAATCTGCTGTTTGCGGACTGGGCTAACCGTGGTGTTAATATGTGGACGTTTGAGCAAGACGTCATCACGTTAGCCCAAGGTCAGCCCACCTATGTGGTTCCTGACGATACTGTCGATTTACTCGAGCACGTCATCAGAACCAATGCCAATGTGGCCTCTAACCAGGCTGATTTGACGATTACGCGTATCAGCGTGTCTACTTATGCGACCATCCCCAACAAGTTGGTACAAGGACGCCCCATCCAATTATGGATTCAGCGCCTAACAGCCAACACTTCACCGACTGCCATCACCATTGCCAGCGCTGTTGGGACTACAGATACGCAAATTGCGGTAAGTTCACTGTCTGGATTACCAAATGCAGGCTGGGTAACCCTCGATAATGAGCTAATTGGCTACAACGAGCTTCAGCCGGCAGTCAATGGCTATCCCGCTTACATCTTAAACTGCACTCGCGGTCAAGGAACTACAACTGCGGCCACTCATAGTGCTGGTATTGCCCTCTATTTGACCCAGAAAAACAGCGTAACCGTGTGGCCAACGCCCGATAACGCCAATACTTACCAGCTTGTGTACTGGAGAATGCGTCGAGTACAGGATGCTGGGGGCGGAACTAACATTGCAGACGTGCCATTCAGGTTTATTCCATGTTTAGTGGCTGGTTTGTCCTACTACATGGCCATGAAGATACCTGGCGCACTCGATAGAATACAGATTTTGAAGGCTCAGTACGATGAAGCCTGGAATAATGCAGCACAGGAGGATCAAGAGAAAGCCGCCGTCAGGTTTGTGCCCAGACAGATGTATATTGGCGGCTCTTTCTAATGGGAAATAGGTTTTCTTCCGGTAAAAACTCGATTGCAGAGTGTGATCGGTGTGGTTTTCGTTATAAATTGACAAATCTCAAGAAGGAAGTCATAAAAACCAAGGTATACAACTTGTTGGTGTGTCCAACTTGTTGGGACCCAGACCAGCCGCAGTTGCAATTGGGTATGTTCCCAGTGGATGACCCCCAGGGCGTGAGAGATCCAAGGCCGGACTTGAGTTATTACCAGTCAGGCAAATTGTCAGATGGATTTGTGGGTGAGGGAAGTAGAGTTTTCCAGTGGGGTTGGAACCCTGTTGGTGGAGCCAGCAGTTTTGATGTTGCATTGACTCAAAATGATTTGATTCCAACCGTGCAAGTTGGTACAGTTACGATAGTTACAACGTAGGAGTTTGAAATGAAACACGACGATATTAAAGAAGACAAAAAGCTGATTAAGAAGGCTTTTTCTATGCACGACAAACAGCTGCATGAGAACAAAAAAACCAATCTTACAAAGCTTAAAAAAGGTGGCCCAACCGGCAAAGATATGCGTGCTGTTGGACGTAACTTGGCCAGAGCGCATAACCAAAAACCTGGAAGCAAATAATGAAAACTCAAGTCAAGCCCACCAAAAAAAATAGCCCTGCTATTCACCGTGCCAGCGATGTCAACAATGGTCCTGCTGCTGAGTATGCAAAGCCACACGACATGAAAGGCCGTCCAGTAGGACCATCTGCCGCTTTCACAGACCCTGAGTTTGAGAAGAAAAAGAACTGGGTTCCTTTGATGGGCGTGTCTATCACGATGGATGACCGCGTTAAAGATGACGGCATTAAGATTCGTGGCACTGGAGCTGCAACCAAAGGCGTGATGGCTAGAGGCCCAATGGCATGACATATTCCGAGCTGTCTCAACTCATACAGGATTACACGCAGAACTACGAGAGCACTTTCGTAGCGGATATTCCTATGTTTGTTGAGCAGGCGGAACAGCGTATCTTTAACACGATACAGTTTCCATCCATTCGCAAGAATTCAACGGGAACCATTACACAGAACAATCAGTATCTGTCGTTGCCGTCTGACTTCTTAGCAGTGTATTCTTTGGCCATTTTTGAAAACGCAACTCCTACGGCCACAGGTACATCGGGCGCGTATACAATCACCGTGTCCAGCGCTACCAACATTTTGTTGGGTCAGATTGCCTCTGGTACAGGGATAGCGACCGGAGCCACCGTTACAAATATCAACGGCTTGATAATCACGTTTAATTTGCCCAATACAGCTGCGGTTTCTGGGACGATTACGTTCCAGGGCAATTATTCATTCTTGTTGAACAAAGACGTCAACTTTATCCGTGAGACGTACAACAACCCAACTTCCTACGGCACGCCACAGTATTACGCATTGTTTGGCCCAACAGTAAGCGGCGGATCGGTCTCTACCAACTTGTCGGTCATCATGGGTCCAACGCCCGATGCCCTCTATACTGCCGAGCTGCATTATTACTATTACCCAACATCGATTGTCCAGTCTGCCATCAACGGCACAAGTATTTATGCGGCTGGGTCTGGCTATTCCAATGGAACGTACTACAACCAAACGCTCACAGGCGGCACAGGCACTGGAGCAAGGGCCGATATCACGGTTGCTGGTGGCGTGGTCACGGCGGTAACTTTGAATTACAACGGCTCTTATTACGCCCCTGGAGACCTATTGTCTGCCAGTTTTGGCAATGGAACCAACTTTCAGCTACAGGTTAACTCTGTAAACAACCCAACTGGCACAAGCTGGCTGGGTCAGAACTTTGATACCGTGCTTTTGTACGGCGCTTTGGTTGAGGCTTACACCTTTATGAAGGGTGAGGCTGATGTGCTTAAAGTTTACTTTGATCGTTATTCCGAGGCACTGGCTCTAGCTAAACGTCTTGGCGATGGCATGGAGCGTACCGACGCCTACAGAACAGGTCAATATAGTCAGGCGGTTAAATGAGCATAGTCCAAACGGCTACGACCAGCTTTAAAGTCCAGTTGGCTCAAGGTTTACACAACTTTGGGCCCACCAGTCCGAACACGTTTTACATTGCTTTGTTTACTGCAAATGCACTGTTAAATGCCACCATCACGCAGTACACCTCCCAACTTGTTGGGGAGGTATCTGGAACCGGCTACAGTGCAGGCGGGATTCCATTGACCATCTCACAATCCCCCACATCGGGCTCTACAGGCGGTACAACCGCTTATTGGTCATTTGCCAATGCCATATGGTCACCGGCAGCATTTACATGCCGTGGGGCCTTGATTTACAATCAAAGTCAAAGCAATGCTTCAGTGGCTATTCTTGATTTTGGTGGGGATAAAACCTGCACCAATTCATTCACCATTCAGTTCCCAGCCGTTAACAACACAAACGCAATATTGCGAATCGCATAGGAGTCATCATGACGAACGAAACTCAAGGATGTGGAGACTACGCTGTAGCTACACTTAATACCAATCCCAAGGTGCCAGAAGGCATGGGCATTGAAGGCTGGTATCACGTTATTTGTCATGACAAAGACGGCAACTTTAAGTGGGAAGATAAGTTTCCCAATTTGGTGGTCGCAGGCGGCAAGCAGTTAATGTTGGATACGTTGCTTAGAGGCAGCGCTTATACTGTTGTCGGACCTTTCCTTGGCCTAACAAATGCCACTTTGACTCCTGCCGCAACAGACACCATGACCACTTTGGTGGGCGGTGGTAAAGAGTTTACGGCTTATACAGTCAGCGGATCAGCGGTTCGTGGTACAGCGGTGTTTGCAGCGTCTACATCAACTGGATCAACACCCTCTAACGTGACGTCCAGTACCGCTACGGCGATTACCTACACGATCACAGGTGGCGGAGGAACAGTTTACGGTTGCTTCTTGGTGACTGGAACAGGTGCTGTCAGCACGCAAAGCAACACCAGTGGAACCTTGTATTCTGAGGGCAACTTCAGTACAGCCAAAGCCACAACGGCAGGCGATACCGTATCGGTAACATATAGCACAACTGCTACATCTTGATTGGGGCTTTAGATGGCTCTGCAAGTTGCTGATAGAGTCCAAGTACAGAGTACAAGCTACACAACAAGTAGTTTTACTCTGGGCTCTGCCGTCACTGGGTTTCAGTCCTTTTCTGCGCTAACCAACGCAAATACAACCTATTATGCGGCCACAGACTCCTCTGGTAACTGGGAGGTTGGGTATGGTGCGTACACTTCTGCAACACCAGCTCTTGCGCGCACGACCATATTGTCGTCCAGCAACTCGGGCAGCGTGGTCACGTTTAGCGGTACGGTCAATGTTTTCATCACCTATCCCGCTGGAAAGTCTGTTAATTTAGACATTAATAACGTGGCCAATGCTCCAGTATTTGCGGCTACCAATGGATTGGTTACAAATAACCAGACGATTGCCACGTCGTATTCGATACCAGCTGGATATGCCGCCTCTTCTGTTGGCCCTATAACCATGTCCTCTGGAGCGGCTGTTACCGTTCCTAGTGGATCACGCTGGGTGATCTTGTAATGTTTGGTTTAAGCACCTTTGCCCAGTCACCGTTTGCATCAACGGGCAGTAATCAGTATGCTTTTTCCATTACCGAAGACTCTGGCTTGGCAGATTCAAGCACGCAACTTAGCACTTTTTTGCAGAGTATTACAGAGGCACTGACCTCCAGCGACACCAATTCTGAGTTAAGCACTTTCTCTAATAGCATATCCGAGAATGTAAATAGTGCTGACTCAAGCACCCAGGCATCGCAGTTTTACTTTGTAAACGCCGATGGAACTACTGTTGGTGACGTTAACTCTATCTCTCAGCAGTTTACTTTTAGCAATACAGAGAATTCAGGTCTGGCAGATACGCCCGTTTTATCGGCACAATTTAGCTCTTCATTGGTGGAAAATGCAGGTTTAGCAGACTCTAGCACCCAGCAATCAGCGTTTTTACAGTCTTTAACAGAGTTCTTTACATCTAACAATACCGACTCAGAGATCGATACGTTCTTCTTTGGGATCGTAGAGAATCTTGCGGTGGCGGATTCTAGCGCTCAGATATCAACGTTTTTGCAGAGTATTGCAGAGGCGGTGGTTTCTGCTGACTCGTATATTGGCGGGTTTATCTCGTTCTTCACGATTACTGAGGGCGTTACATCGGCAGACTCGAGCTCCGTCAATCTTATTTTGACTCTAAGCATTTCAGAGGCTACGACACTTGCTGACCAGGAATCTATTCAATACGGTGCGATTTACAGCATTATTGAGAACTTGGTAGCCGCAGACTCAAACACCGTGATTGGCTGGTTTGCTGTTGATGACAGCGAGACTGCTTCATGGCAAAATATAGGCAATACGCAAACTCCGGGCTGGACCATTATCAATGACCCTGAATCCCCCAACTGGACCGTGATACCGTCAGGACAATAACATGGCAATAACACCTTCATCACTGCTGTATTTACCGATTATCACCACCGGAACAGAGCCTGGTGTATGGGGTAGCGAGATAAACAACGGCCTAACACAATATCTTGATATTGCAGTTGCAGGTACTTTGTCTCTAACTCAGTCAAGCTTTACAGCCAATGCGCTGACTCTTAGCAATACCGCCGGGTCAAGCTCATCAACCGGCATAACCACGAGCACAGCCCAGTATGCAATTCTGAGCATTAACTCTTTAACAGCCAATGTGACCATCACCGCGCCCAGTTCTGGGTATGGTGGCGCCACATATAGCAAGACATACTACGTCATCAACGGCTCCAACTTTACAGTTACCATCAAAGCGTCAGGCCTAACTGGCGTCACAATCCCTGCCAATACTAGAGCCAATGTTGTGTTTAACGGCACGGACTATGTATCAGCTCAGAGTTATCTGCCATCGGCAACAATTGGTTCTGCGACCATTTCTACGTTGGCTACGGACGGTACAAGCACGGTTACGTTTGGTGGCACAGGAGCGATCACGGTTCCTGTTGGAACGACGGCACAAGAGCCTGGTACACCTTCCACGGGCATGCTTCGGTTTAACAGCACCATCAACAGTTTCGAGGGTTATAACGGCTCCAGTTGGGGCGGTATTGGTGGAGCCGCGGCTTCCAATGCCATCTTTGTAAACAATCAAACAATTGCAACCAGCTACACTTTTGCCAGCGGTACAAGCGGGTCTAGCACAGGCCCGATCACCCTAGCGAGTGGCGCTGTAATCACTGTTCCTAGCGGTGGACGCTGGGTAATTCTCTAAGGAAATATCATGGGACAAGTCGTACTCAATGGCGCAACAAGCGGCGCAACAACATTATCCCCAACAGATGCGGTGACGGTTACTATTACTCTGCCGTCAACAACAGGGACGTTATTCACCGCCACTGCCGGTACAGCTGGTACGGTTCCTTATTCAACAGGTACGGGTCTTGGTTATACAGGTGTTGGTACAAGTGGGCAGCCCCTGCTTTCCGGTGGATCCGGCGCGGCAACATTTGGAACATTGGGAATCGCTGGAGGCGGCACAGGAACCACCTCCACAACCTTTGTTAATTTAGCATCAAATGTTACTGGCACTTTACCAATTGCTAACGGTGGAACGGGAAGCACGTCTACTACATTTGTAAGCCTAACTACAAATGTTTCTGGAACTCTTCCAATAGCTAATGGTGGCACAAACTCCACTGCAACTGCAACTGCGGGTGGCGTTGGCTACGGAACAGGTACTGCCCATGCGTATACAGCCGCAGGAACCTCGGGTCAAGTATTAACAAGTGCAGGCGCAGGGACGCCAACATGGACTACACCTAGTGCTGGTGCTATTACATTAATTAGCACGTTGACTGCATCTGGCTCGGCTTCTTTATCGTGGACAGGATTAAGTGGCTACGATAAGTATTATTTGGTATTTGAGAATTTGCTTCCTGTCACAGGAAGTGGTTATTTGGCAATGCGTCTTGGTACTGGCGCTGGGCCAACTTATGCAACAAGCGGTTATTATGCCGCAGGGACATTGTCTTTTAGTGATACCGCCACAGTTACTGGAAATGTTAGACAGGCAAATAATTCTTATGCAGCCATAGCAAGCAATTATGGAAATATTAGCGCTTCAGGTGAAGGTGCCAGTGGCTTTATAAATATTTTTAATTTTTCATCTGCTACCACAAATAGCGCGTACTTCAATTCTATGACGGGGGCTTTAACCAATACTCCAAATTATTCAGCAGAATTTATTGCTGGGTTTTTAACAGGAAACTCAACTGCAAAAACGGCTATACAAATTTATTTTACTTCCGGAAATATAGCATCAGGTAAAGTTTCTCTTTATGGAATTTCATCTTAAGGATTTATAATGTTATTAAACGAAAAAATTAAAGCGTATTTAGCAGTCAATAACATTATTTATAATGTTGGTGATTATGAAACTGGCGAGACTGAGGGCAATCCTGAAGAAATCTTAGTTTGGAATGAAGCCAATCTTGGCGCTCGTCCTACGCAAGAACAATTGGATTCTGCTTATACAACACAACAAGCAAACATCACTGCGGCACAAAATGCGGCAACAGCAACAAAAGCATCAGCACTTGCAAAGTTAACTGCGCTTGGTTTAACTGTTGATGAGATAGCTGCAATCATAGGAGCGTAACATGACAGCATCAATTAACGCATCAACATCAGCCGGAGTGGTTGTCACTAGTGACACCTCTGGCGCTCTTGCTCTACAAACAGCGGGCACTACGGCGGTTACGATTGATACAAGCCAGCAAGTGGGATTGGGAGTAGTTCCAAATACTTGGTACGCAGGTTATACGGCTCTTGAATTTGGTGGATATGGTTCATTGACATCTCGTTCTGCATCGAATGACACAGAATTATCTTCTAATGCCTATCGAAATGCTTCTGCTAATTACATATATAAAAAGAATGGCACAGCACAAACGTTTGATATGGCAAATGGCATTTTTTATTGGAATACAGCTGGTTCTGGAACGGCGGGTGGAACTATAACCTTTAACCCAGCAATGACACTAGATGCTAGTGGTAACTTGTTAGTGGGGACTACAAGTAGTGCGGGTAGATTTACAGTTAATGGATCAACCGCTGATTCCACGGCAAATTGCGTTAGCTTTAGAGATTCAAGTTCTACATCATTATTTATTGTTCGTGATGATGGAAGAATTTCAACAGGTGGTGCGTCAAGCCCTTATAGCAACACAACTGCTTCTGCCGCAAATATGTATGTGGACAGTAGTGGAATTTTTTATCGTTCAACATCATCATTAAAATACAAAACTGATGTTCAAAATACAGCACACGGTCTTACTGATTTACTCAAATTACGTTCTGTAACTTACAAAGGTAAAACAGATGGTGAAATTGTATTTGGTGGTTTGATTGCAGAAGAAGTCCATGATGCTGGCTTAACAGAGTTTGTGCAATATTCAAAAGATGGCAGTCCAGATGCCCTTGCTTATGGAAATATGGTTTCACTTTGCATCAAAGCAATCCAAGAACTCAACACCCTCATTACCGCACAAGCCGCAGAAATCGCCGCACTCAAAGCAAAAGTAGGAGCATAACATGAAGGAAAGAAGTTATTTTCCTTCATATGAACTTCTGCACGAACTTTTTGAGTATCGAGACGGGAAACTTTACAATAAAGTTGCAAGAAACAGCAGAACAAAAGTTGGCGAAGAAGCCGGCTCTTATTCCGCAAAATATGCACAAGTTACTTTAATGGGTGTTCCTTGGCAAATAAGTCGTGTTATTTATTTTATGCATCATAATTTTTTGCCAGAAGTAATAGATCACATTAATGGAAATAAACACGACAATAGAATTGAAAATTTGCGTGCTGCTACTATGCGTGAAAATCAATACAACCACCGCATACAAGCCAAAAATACATCTGGCATAAAAGGCGTTTCCTGGTCTAAAAAATATCAAAAATGGTATGCTTGCATGAGAGTGAACGGTAAAAATAAAAATCTTGGTTTGTATGATTCAATTGAAACGGCCAAAGAGTTTTTAGAATTGGCTCGTGAAATGATTCATGGATCTTTTGCCAATCATGGAACATTTAAGGAGAATATATTTTGTCAATGATTTTAGATGGTACAAACGGCGCTTTCCTCCCAACATGGACAACAGGCTCTCGCCCTGCCTCGCCATCCAACGGCGAGATTGGCTACAATTCAACGACAGGTCTAGTTGACCAATATGTTGGAAGCGCTTGGACATCCATGCCAGCAACTAACGTAGCGGCCACCTGGTCAGGACAGCAAACCTTTGTAGCGCCTATTCTTGGAACGCCAGCAAGCGGTAACTTGTCCAACACGACCGCAGATGGAACAACTTCCGTGGGGTTCTTGAGCATCCCGCAAAACAGCCAAAGCACTGCATACACAACAGTCCTGGCCGATGCTGGTAAGTGCATATTCCACCCAGCCTCAGATGCCAATGCCCGCACATTTACGATTGCAGCCAACTCTTCTGTTGCGTATCCTATTGGAACGGTTCTCCAGTTTATCAACATGACATCACAAGTGGTGACTATTGCTATCACTTCGGACACATTAACTTGGGCGCAAGGCGGCGGTACAGGCTCAAGGTCTTTGGCTCAATATGGCGTAGCAAACTGCATCAAGATTGCTACAACTCAATGGCTATTAACAGGGACTAATGTGACATGAGCGGAATACTTAATGCTTTTAGTGGTGGGACGTACTCTGGACTACCCGGAGCGCCTACTATTGGAACAGCTACGGCTACTGGGTCAACTACGGCCACTGTAGCTTTTACTGCGCCAACCAATACAGGTGGATTAAGCATTACTGGCTATCAAGCATTATCTAGCCCCGGCTCTATCACGGCAACAGGAGCAAGCAGTCCAATTACAGTGACTGGTTTAACCCCATCTACATCTTACACATTCCAAGTCAGAGCACAAAACTCTATTGGTTACGGTTCGTATAGTGGATCAAGTAATTCAGTAACGACAACTGCCGCAATAGGCTCGCAATCCTACACATCCTCTGGTTCTTACTCATGGGTTGCACCTGCGGGTGTCACTTCAGTTTCTGTTGTAGCAATTGGTGCTGGCGGTAAAGGGGGACCTGGAAATTGTGCTGGTTGTACATCTGGCGGTGGAGGTGGTGGGGGAGCATTAGCCTATGTTAATAATTTTTCTGTAACACCAAGTAATTCTTATGCTGTAGTTGTTGGTTCTGGTACAACTACTTCTAAATTAAGTTCTTTTAATAGTACAACAGTTTCTGCGGGTGGCGGAGTTAATGGTTCAACTGGTATTGCTGGAAGTGGTGGAACTGTTATTAATGGAACTGGATTTAGTGGTGGTGGCGGTGGTACTCCATGTGCTACTATAGGCGGCAATGGGGGTGGAGCAGCGGGTTATAGTGGGAGCGGTGGAGCGGCACAAAACAATCCTAATTTTAATTCTACTGCTGGAAGTGGTGGAAGTGCTAGTGGTGGCGCACATGGAATTTTTTGTGGCGGCTCAGGAGGTGGTGGCGTAGGACTTTTTGGTCAAGGTTGTAGCGGTGCAGCTGGTATACACGCAACATCTAATGCGTATGGGCATGGTGGAAGTTGTGGAACAAATGGTTCTATTTCTTCTGGCAACCTTGGTGGTTCTGGGGGAGCTTATGGAGGCGGAGGAGGTGGAGGTAGTTATACCTCAGATTCTGTGGGAGGCGTAGGAGGTTCGGGCGCAGTCCGTATCGTCTGGCTGGGCAACACTCGTACATTCCCATCAACTTGCGTTGGATCGCCTTAATTTTGGAGTAGAAAATGAATCTTTATATTAAAACAGACGGTAACGGAAACACTATTGATCACCCTGCGTTTGAAGACAACTTGCTTCAAGCATTTGGATCTATCCCATCAGAGTGGGAACCCTTTGTTCGGGTTGAGCGTCCAACTATTGAATTGTATCAAGTGCTTGATTCTGAGGATCCAACGTATCAAAAAGTTGATGGCGTGTGGACTGACGTTTGGGTTTTGCGTGATATGACGGATTCCGAAAAATTGGCACTACAACAATCCGTAAAAGATGCTTGGTCAGCCCTACCAAATCGTGATAATTTCACGGCATGGACATTTGACGAGGCTACCTGTGCTTATGTGCCCCCAACGCCAAGACCAACAGATGGCAATTATTTCTGGCAAGGCACAACAAATTCGTGGGTTGTTCGTCCGGCATATCCAGATGATGGAAAACAGTATAAACTAGACTTTCCCACAGCAACGTGGGTTCTAGTAACACAATAGGAGAAACAAATGCCCGATGGAACGACCGCAGAATTAGAAATTCCAGCCGCAGTAGAAGAACCACAACTGCAAGGATGGAGCTATTTCCCGTCTAACATTTACACAATTGAACGCCCAGACTTCTTAAAGGCCGTCAAAGAAGTGTCTGAAGAGCGTCTAAAGTTTGCCAAAACTCAACGCAAAATTGATCCAATTTATCCGGTTGTAATGACCGATAACCTATTTGGCGACCCCCGTGTAGCGGAATTTTGCCAATTTGTTGGTGGTACAGCCTGGAACGTTTTGCAGGCCCAAGGCTACGCAATGGATGGACTGGCAACGACTTTTACAGAAATGTGGACCCAAGAACACCACAAACACTCCATGATGGAGCAGCACGTTCACGGGTTTGGGGCCCAACTTGTTGGGTTTTACTTTCTTGAAGTGCCCGAGAAAAGCTCTAGCGTGATCTTCCATGACCCCCGCCCAGGTAAAGTACAAGCCAATTTGCCAGAAGCAAACATGGGCCTTGTCACTCCCGCCAGTCAGATGATTAACTTCATCCCCAAGCCTGGCTTGATGATCTTTTCAAACGCTTGGTTGCCCCATTCTTTTGGTCGCCATGCTGCTAATAAGCCGTTGAAGTTTGTTCACTTCAATGTAACCGTCCAGCCGGCAGCTCAGACTGTTTGTGTTACCACTCCTCCAGCGGAAATCATATGAATAAGTACCGCATCAGATTCAACAAATCCCGCGGACAAGACGGTCGTGGGACTGTCGATCATGCTTGGCGTGTGTTTGAGGGCGACAAAGAGTATCTTTTCAAGAATGTCCGGATCAACACCCCATCTTTTAGCGAGAGAGAGGGTGATGATTGGAATATCTGCTGTTATGGGCTTTTGACCATTGACCGCGAAACATCAACCGCAACCATTGGGATTAAAAATGGCAACAAAAAATTGGATAAAGGGAGCGATCAAACACCCAGGTGCGCTCCGCGAAGAACTGAAAGTGCCTAAAGGCAAAGCGATTCCTGCAAAGAAGCTAGCCGCCGCTGCAAAAAAACCTGGGAAACTGGGGCAGCGTGCGCGGTTGGCTGAGACGCTCAAGGGCCTGAAGAAGTAAGGTGACGTCATTGATCCGTTCACCCTTGTCGCTCTGGCTACTTCCGCATTTAAGCTTGTTAAAGAGTCATGCGAGATGTACAAAGAAGGCCGGCAATTTGTTGTCGATGCCAAGAAAGAAATTGACGGGGTTGTAAAAGATGTCAAGGGCATGCAAGCTGATGCTCAAGGAATATTTGGGTTTTTCAAGAAGCTGTTTGGCGCTCAAAAAACGCCTCAAGAACAACAGGTTCAGCCTGTTAAGAAGGCAAAGCAAAAGGCAGCTGAGTTTGATGAGAACCAAATATATGCCCAAGTTGCAGATGCACTCACCAAGTTCTTTCATGCCTACAACGGCTTAAAGAACTACGCCAAAGAGCAAGAAGAGATTGCACTGCATTCGACGGGCGAAGAGGGTCAGGACATTGCGATTAAGTTGGTGATTGCCAACTTACAGATGGAAAAGCTAAACGAAGAGATGCGTGAGTACATGGTGTACCACGTTCCTGAAGAGATGAAAGACTTGTACAGTCGAGTCAACAAGATGGTTGGCCATATTGCCAATCAACAAGCATTAGTACGAAAGGCAGAGCTAGACAAGAAACGGAAACTGGCATGGCAAAAACGTCAAAGGCAAGAGGAGTTTCAAGCCAGAGCAACAGTTATAACGGTTACGTTTCTAATGATAGCGTGGGTATGGATAATGATGATGATCGTACATTCTTCGTCTACGTCATCGTCGTTTTGATGGCTGTAATTCTGTTGTTTATTCCTTTATTGTCATGGATGTACATAGACATAAAGATGATGGAAATTCGTGTCAACAAGGCTCTTGTAAAGATTGAAGGCAAATGAAGTATCTTTTCTTGCTATTACTGCTGTCGGGATGTGGCGATACCTATAGGTATTATTGCCAGAACCCCGATAACTTTACCGCTGCTCAATGCCAAAAGCCTCGATGTGAGTTTGACCAAACCTGTCCCGAATATCTCATAGCACCTGTACTGGAGAAGAAAATTGAAGGAACTGTTATTAGCCCTGTTCAACAGCCCCAAGGAGCGGCTAACTGCCGATGAGATAGAAGTCCGTGTTCGGGCTTTTGTGATCATCATGGTGACGCTGATCTTTGCGTTCATCACCTTTGCGCTTCTCTATTCAGTGACGTTTGTTACCCAGCCCATCAAGCAGATGGCCCCTATTGATCAAGCATATACAAAGATGCTTAATGATATAGTTTTACTTATTGTGGGTGGTATAGGTGGTATTCTGACCAAGGGCTTAACAAACGAGGCAACCAATATGATGAATGCGGCCAAGGCCAATAAGGATGCATATGTTGCTCCTCCTCCACCGCCTGTAGTGATGATGTCCACCCCCGCTGGCTGGACGCCTCCCCCAGCGCCTGTAAGTCGCCCAGTATTGGAGGATGACGCGGAACGTGAGAGAATGGCGCATGCGAGGGCTAGCAATGTTTAGTTTCCTCAATCCTTGGTTTATTTTAGGCGCTATCTGCGCTGTACTAGGAGTATATTTTTATGGACACCATGCAGGCTATCAAGAACGTGTTGCTGAAGATCAAGCAGAAATTATCCGACTTAATGACGAAGCTCGCGCCAAAGAAGCCGAATTAAGCAAGAAGCTCTCGGGCGTAACTTCTGCACTTGTAAAGGCAAGAAATGATGTTAAAGATAAACAGTCTAGTATTAACTCTAGGGTTGACTCTGGCGAGTTGCGCCTCCCCGCCAGTTGTCCCATTCAAGCCAGTGCAGATGCCCCCGCTGGAAATACAGCCAATGCAGGCCAATCTGACCGACAGGTTATTAAAGATATTGTCGCCATCGCAGCAGACGGCGATCTCGCCATCACCCAGCTCAACGCCTGCATCACCACCTACAACCAAGTAAGGGAGGCGGTCAATGTTAAGCCCTGAGAAGCTCCATGCTCTGGGAATAGGTGCGGAATGGTCGGAACCGTTGACTACAACTTTTGCTACGTTTGGGATGAATGATGTCAATAAACAGGCAGCTTTTATCGGACAGTGCGCTCATGAGTGCGGTCACTTCAAAAAACTGGAAGAAAACCTTAACTACTCAGTCGAAACCCTTCAAAAACTCTTTGGACATAAATTCAAGCCGGGAGAAATTGAAGTTTACGCTCACCATCCAGAGAAAATTGCCAATCGGATTTATTCAAACAAAATGGGAAATCGGGATGAATCCTCTGGAGACGGATGGAGGTTCCACGGGCGTGGATGTATACAGTTAACAGGGCATGATAACTATTGGCATTTTGGCAAATCCGTTGGTCAGGACTTTGTGACAAACCCGCAACTTGTTGCAACCTCTATGTATGCCGCCCTCTCTGCTGGGTGGTTCTGGAAGACGCATGGATGTAACGATCTAGCCGAGGCGCAAAATTGGACGGGATTGACAAAACGCATCAACGGCGGTACATTTGGTCTTGATGAACGCATTAAATTGACTCAACACGCGCTTTCCGTTCTGGGCGCTTAATAGCATAGACGTATGCCACTAATTAAGCCCGTATTCAGACCTGGAGTTAACCGCGAGAACACCCAGTATTATACTGAAGGTGGGTGGTATCAGTCCGACAAAATCAGGTTTAGGCAAGGTAGTCCAGAGAAGATTGGTGGTTGGACGCAGTATTCAGCCGCTACATTTTTAGGCGTTTGTCGCACTCTCTGGAATTGGATAACGTTAGCCCAACAAAACTTTGTAGCCCTTGGAACCAACTTAAAGTTCTACGTTACAACTGGCGGGGCTTATTACGACATCACCCCCGTCCGCAAGGTCAGCACGCTGACATCGCCTTTTACAGCCGTGGCTGGTAGCACCAATATCACGGTGACAGCTACTGCACACGGCGCTCTCCTGGGGGATTTTGTAACGTTTAGCGGTGCCACAGGGCTGGGTGGAAACATCACCTCTGGGGTGCTGAATCAACAGTATCAGATCACAAGCGTTGCCACCAATTCGTTTACCTTTACAGCCACGGCAACAGCCAACTCTACAGATGCATCGGGCTCTCCGGGCGGCGGCACTGTAACGGCTACATATCAAATTAACACCGGCCCTGCTATCCAAACGCCTTTTAACGGCTGGGGAGCTGGGTCTTGGGGATCAGGAGCTTGGGGAAGTGGCGGTACAACGAACGTCAGTCTACAGATTTGGAATGCCTACAACTATGGCGAGAACTTGATTTACGGGCCAATCGGTGCGGCTATTTATTACTGGCAACCAGCCGTCAACACCGTCAGTAATCCTGGCGTTTTGTTGAGCTCATTGGGTGGATCGGTAACTGTCACCAGTGCCAGCCCAGGATTAATCACTGCCAGCGGTGTATCCCTGCCCAACAATTCGAGCATTCAGCTTAATGCAACGTCCATGCCAACGGGTCTAACTGCCAATACAACGTACTATGTAACCAACTCAACAGGTACAACGTTTAATTTGGCGGCAACAGTGGGAGGCTCACCCATCAACACGTCGAGTACAGGTACAGGCGTTTACATCTCTAATTTGGTGGATGTACCGATTTATCAGAATGCCTTGACTGTATCGGACAGCTCACGGTTTGTGATTGTCTTTGGGACAAATACTTACCAGTCTACGGTGCTCGATCCCATGTTGATTCGCTGGTCAGATCAAGCCAATCCCTTGGTTTGGTATCCAGACATCACCAATCAAGCTGGCAGTGTTAGGCTTTCACACGGCTCACAGATTATCACAACCATACAGACTCGACAAGAGATTGTGGTTTTGACGGATCAGGCCATCTATTCTTTGCAATATGTTGGACCACCTTTTGTTTGGGCGACGCAATTATTGGGCTCAACCATCTCCATCATTGGTCCTAACGCCGCAACTTATGCCAATGGTGTTGTGTACTGGATGGGCGTTGATAAGTTCTACATGTATGACGGCCGGCTCCAGACGCTCAATTGCGATTTACGCCGCTTTGTGTTCCAAAACCTCAACATACAACAGAATCAACAGGTTTATTGCAGCACGGTTGAAGGCTTCAACGAGGTCTGGTGGTTCTATTGCACCGGCGAAAACACAAATCCTGACAGTTATGTTGTTTACAACTATATTGAAAAAATCTGGTACTACGGCACACTCAACCGCACGGCATGGCTTGACACCACCCTACAGTCAAATCCTATTGGCGCCAGCTACAACGCATCAGCCGCTACGGGTCTATTGTTGAATCAAGAAAGCGGTGTAGACGACGTATCTAGCGGCACTCCTGTAGCCATCGATGCGTATATCCAGTCTTCCGAGTTTGATATTCAGCAAGGAGATCACTTCTCTTTTGTCTGGAGGATGCTACCGGACTTGACTTTCAGCGGGTCAAACACCAGCGCCACAACTCCACAGGCGACCATGACGCTGTATCCTTTGCAGAACTCAGGCTCTGGTACAGGCACAGGCAATACCGATAAAGTGACCTATCAAGGCTCGAGCTATACCGTGACAGACAAGTTTACGGGTATTGTGTACACAAGGATTCGCGGTCGTCAGTTAATCTTCAAGATGGAATCTAACCAGGTTGGCACGACGTGGCAGCTCGGTGCGGTACGTTTTGACGTTCGTTTGGATGGAAGAAGATGACAATACCTACAAATCCTGCTGTACCCAACATGCCGTTGGCCACCGATGAATATGAACGCCTGTACATGGACAAGCTGACCAACGTATTGCGTTTGTACTTTAACCAGTTAAACGCAATGAACGCCACAGAGCTATCTCAGATTTCCACCAATCAAGTGATGGGCTGGCTGAACACAACACTATGAGTAACTACCAAAACGTCACCCCAAACCAGCTCGGTCAAGCCGCGCTGACGACCAGTTACGCCACCATCTATACGGTGCCGGCCAATACAAGAACGTACTTGAAAGACATGGACATTTGCAATACCACCGCAGGTTCGCTCAATGTATTTGTGTCTGTTGTGGCCAGTAGCGGAACTGCGGGCACAGCCAATTCTATCTTCTATACCACGCCTGTACCGGCCTATTCAACATTGCAATGGTCTGGCACTCAAGTCATGTTGCCAGGCGTCACCCTCCAGGCCAAAGGTTCTGGAACAGGGTTAACCCTTACAGTCAGTGGAGGGGAGGCAGTATGACTATTGTTGTCTATCCAAACGTTGGCTCCAGCGGAAATCCAAGCACAGCCATCATTGACAACGAAAGTTCTTTGGCTTTACCTCCTTATATGCAGGTATCAAGAGGGCTTGTATCTGGCACATCGGTGGTTAATATTTACGGATTCCAAAACGCTTTACCAAACTCAAGCGCTGCAACTTTTTATCCTGTTTGGGAAAATGCAAACGCATATCCATCTTATCCATCTACAGCCATACAGATGTGGATTTTGAGCTCTTCATCTTCTGATACGGCCGTACAAGTCATCATATCTGGATTAGATTCAAGCTATAACCCAATAAGCGAAACCATAACTACCAATGGCACAACTCACGTTGCCACTGCCAACAAGTATTTAAGAATTAATGGGATGCAAATAACGGGTACTGTTAATGCTGTTGGAACTATTAATGTTGTTGATTCAGCAACCACAACAACCAATCAGTATGGAGAAATTATGGCGGGATCTGGAAAAAGCCAGGCCATGATTTATACGGTTCCAAATGGTTATATTTTTTACTTAACTCGATCTAACGCGTATTCAAATCAAAGCGGCAACACAATTAACAACTATTGTGTGTATCGGGTTTGGACTCAATCCAACACTGGAATAATTCAAGTCTTATTACAGGCGCCATTTACAAACTCATATCAAACGATTAGGGTTGCGCCACGCGCTTATGCGGCTAAAACGGATATTCAATGGCAAGCTGCTGGTGGACCATCTTCTGGTACATCTTCCGTTGGCATTGGTGTAGAAGGCATTTTAATTGCCACTGGTACCCCATAATGGTAAACTTTAACATATTCTTGGAGCAAATATGAGCTTCTTAGCAGACCCAATAGGCAATATATCCGGCGCTATCCACGACGTGGGCAAAAGTTCTATCGGTAAAATGGCCGAAGCCGCGGCATTAGCGTATTTTCTTGGCCCTGCTGGCGAAGGATTGATGGGTGCCGATACTGCTTTGGGTGTAGGCGGCGGTCTTACGACCCTGCTAAACGGCGGCAATCTGCAAGATTCCATCAAAAGCGGTGTGATGGCTTATGGAATAGGTCAACTAACTGGCGCTGGACAAGCTATCGGCGATACAGCAATTCCTGGCGGAGCGCCCGTTGAAGAACGTATTCCAACGCAAGTGGGGGAGCCCCCTGTTGTTGCACAAACCGCGGCAACTGCTCCACTAGCATCTCAAACAAGCTTTAGTCCACCTGCTGGCCCACCCATTAGCTCTGAAGACTGGGCAATGAATGCCAAGTATGGGGACATGACGGCTGCACCGCCTCCGGCCAGTCCAAATGTTGTGACCAACTCTATTCCTGCGGCGCCCTCTATTGCAGATCAAAATGCCGCTCAAGCATTCAATGAAACATCACCGGGCTACGGTAATAAGGGGCCAAATGCACCTATAACTCCATCTGGATTTAAGTTCCCAACAAGTTGGGCTGACCTTAAAGAATTGTACAAAAATGCATCGCCTTATGAGGTGGCTGGTGCTGGCGCTCTGGGGATTGCTGCTCTCAAGGCTGCCGCCAAACCCAATTCTGTGTCTGCTGCAAAGATACCCACGCAATACATTAATCGATACAACTACAACCCTTACACGCAACAAATGTCGATTGCGTCTAGAACACCGGCTTGTCAGTACAATGGCGCTACAGGCGGTCTTGTTGCGCTTGCAGGCGGCGGCTCAATCAAGCATTACGACGGAACTGACGGCAGCGTTGTTACTTCTAGTGCTCCAGCTTATACGTCTTACACGCCCGATCAAGTCACCAATTACATCCAGACAAGCGGTATTGACTTATCAAACCCCAATGCGGTCAATGCGGCGCTATCTCAAGCGCACATGGATCCTGCGGCATATGCATCGTACCTAACGTCTGCAAACAACCCGTTTGCTGTTAAGACTTTAGAGAATCCAACAGCGGCTAGCGTTGCCAGTTTTGACAAATCTTTGGGTGCAACTCCATCGCCTGATGCTCTTACAGACATTAGAAACGCTGTTGTGACCGCTCAAAATACTGTTGGTGGCCCTAATTCGGCCGCCAATATGCCAGCCAATACTCAAATTGCTAAAGAGATGGATGCGTTTCATGTAGATCCCGGCACTATGGGAACTGCTGTTGGCATGACTAAAGACCAAATCCAAGCAATCTATAACCAGGTTAATCCTTGTGGCCCCTATTCAACTGTTAAGAAGGGTATTGCTTCGCTTCAACCTGGCACGCAATACACAGGAACGGGCACAGGCAACACAATCATTACGCCAACAGATGTCACGCCCATAAACACAGCTCCGTCCACAACGTTGGCCGGCGGTGTTGGTGGCAACACTGGAGCAGGACAAGTTGGCGGCGGAACCGTGATCAACCCCAACGGAACAATCACAAGCTCCCCAAGAATTCCCGATATTCCTGTTGGTGGATTTACCGGCATGACGCAGCTTAAAGACGCGTACACAAAGGGTGGTGGAAGTTTGGGATACACAAACCCAGCCCCCGCAAGCATGGATGAATTCAACAAAGAATTCAACACCATGAAGGGTGGATCTGCGGCCGCATATGACTTCTTGACCGGTAAAACAACGCAACCCAAAATACCTTATACGTCTACAGGTCAGATTGCTATTCCTTACGCCACATCTGTGATGGGATCAACCGCATACGTTAAAGACCCATCGGGTCATTATGTGCTCGGTCAAGTCACGCCTACGGACAAAACAGGCAATCCTATTACAGACGCCAAGGGACTGCCCGTCACTGCCCATCTTGATCCGGCATCAGGATACTACGTTTATAACGATACCTATTACGATCAGAGTGGAAGAGCTGCGGCAAACACTGCCACAACAATTACCACGCAGTCTGGTGAAAAGGCAACCCTTGATCCAGCTTTGAATTTATATGTCGACTCCAAGGGAAATCAATATAACGTTGATGGAACTCCGTACGCGCCAGGAACAGCCGCCAAAGCTGGTGGTTTAATGGGTGTGCACATGGCAATGGGCGGTATGACTGTTGGTCATCTAGGAGGATACTCAGATGGTGGACGTTTACTACGCGGCCCGGGTGATGGCGTCTCGGATTCGATACCTGCTACTATTGGTACTCATGAGCCTGAGCCTGCTCGCCTTGCTGACGGTGAGTTTGTGGTTCCTGCTCGGATCGTCTCCGAACTTGGTAATGGCTCCACTGAAGCAGGCGCTCGACAGCTTTACAAAATGATGTCCCGCATTCAGCATGCGCGTTCCAAAACGACTGGTAAAGACGCAGTAGCGAACAATACCAATTCGGCTCAATATTTACCTGCATAAGGAATTAATCATGGCTTGCGGTCCACAATCAGTCAATTACAACACAATCACGATACCCTGCTATGCCGCACCTTGCGTGCAAAATATGCTGGGCAAAGCCAACAGGTTGACATGCTTTAGCGCAAACCCATACATGCAGTATCAAGGCTGTACTGTTGCGCAATTTTCACCTCTTCAGAACCAGGCTTTCAAAAATGCTGCAATGATGCGGTCTGCTCCCCAGTTGCAGTGCGCGTCTGCGCTGGCTGGACAGGCTGGTCTAGGTGCTATTAATACAGGTTATACCTACAACCCCTACCAAGCCCAGCAAGGATTGGCCACAAACGCGGCAACAGGCAAGAGCAACATTGGCTCTTACATGAATCCCTATTTGAACTGCGCATTGGCTCCTCAGCTCAAGTTGATGCAACAGCAACAAGGTCAACAACAAGCACAAAATCAAGCTCAAGCTGTTGGATACGGCGCGTTTGGTGGCGCTCGTTGTGCAGTATTGACTGGCGCTCAAAATCAAGCCAACCAATTGGCCCAACAAAATCTTGTGGGCAATGCCTATAACCAGGCTTACAAATGCGCTCAAGGTGCGTTTACAGCCCAACAAGGCGCTTGCCAGGCGGCCGCCAACCTTAACGCACAGCAAGGTCAGTTTGGCGCCAATCTCGGCCTACAAGGTCTCAATACAGCCAACACAGCGGCCAATACATTGGGTACATTGGGTAATGCCCAGTACAACCAGAATTTGGGTATCACTGGATTGCAGGCCACAATGGGCGGCACACAACAGCAGCAAACTCAGAATGTGCTCAATCAGCAGTACCAGTGTTTCCTGAACTATCAGAACTATCCATATCAGCAGTTGAGTTTCGAGTCCAACTTGTTGAGGGGTCTGCCTATGACCAACACAACCAGTCAGACATACACCGCTCCACCGAGCATGTTGTCTCAGGTAGCGGGTCTGGGATTGACTGCCGCGGGCTTAGGCGCGTTTAAGTCTAATGCCAAGGGCGGCGCAATTAAAGAGAAGAAATCAAACGGGATTGTGTGTATAGCGTTATCTAAAATGGGGGCATGATGAGTATTGCACCACAAAGCGTTAGTTCTAATCTCCGGATGATGTCCGATGCACAGCTGGCGCAGTACGCCCAGATGCATCAGCACGACCCTTACATCTTCCCTCTTGCTTTTCAAGAGAGTCAAGACCGCAAAAACATGCGTTCTGAAGCAATGGCAAAGCAGTCTGGTCAAGCTCAACCGCCTGTTGTGCAGCAAGACTTAGCGCAGATGATGCCCCAACAAGCGCCCCAACAAGCGCCTCAACAGCCCCAACAAGTTGCCCAGTTGCCCGAAGAACAAGGGATTGGCGCATTGCCCGCTCAGAATCTTCAGCGCATGGCTGGGGGTGGAATTACAGGCGAGCAGCATTATGCTGACAAAGGTCTTGTTCAGCCGGTTTATGGATATACAGCCACGACAGCTGCTGATTTGCCAAAAAATGTAACGCCTGAACAGGTGGCGGAATACACCAAGAAAATGCAACAATCAGCAGAAGAAGGGGCCGCACCAGAGCAAGCCAAAACTGCCGCTTTGTTTGATCCATACATTCAGAAGCTAAAAGGCAAGCAAGCTGACATTGACGAGAAAAAGAACACCAACACCCAGATGGCTTTGCTACAAGCTGGCCTTGGTATGCTTGGCGGGACATCTCCTTATGCTTTTGCCAATATAGCCAAAGGCGGACAAGAGGGTGTAGCCGCTTATGTGTCAGGCAAAAAATCCATTCAAGACTCACAAGACTTGCTCGATCATTCCCAATTCCTGGCAGAGCAAGCTAAGAATTCCGCTCTCAAGGGTGATGTTAAAGATCAAGCCACTTTCCAAAATGCAGCGGTAGCCAACTTAATGGCCGGCAAAAATCTTGAATATCACGGTCTTCAAATACTTAACTCTTCCAAAGCGGAAGAAGGCAAGTTACGGGCCGAGCAAGAAAGCAATAGTCTTAAACGCAGTCAATTGGGAATTGAGGCTGGAAAGGCCGAGTCGTTAAAAGGTTTACAAGACGCCGAAAGACAAGTGTGGCTCAGTAAAATCCCAACCGCTGAACAGACAAAAGTTCTGAATGTTCAAAAGATTGTTGACCGTGCTATTGCACCCATCCGCACTCAACAGGCAAAATTGTCTACACCAGGAACAGAGCAGTGGGATAAATACGAAAAGCAAATCCATCAAGTTGGATTACCAATTTGGCAAAAGCATGGAATTGAGCCGCCTCCGGAAGTTGGAGCATCATACGTTCCTCCAGAGGAAGAGGGTCATCCCATTGCAGATTTTTTTAGTGGGTTAAATCCTTTTCCCTCTAAACCAGCGGGACTGCCTACACTGGTTCCTAATGCGCCCCAAACAATTCCTGGTCCAGTGCCTGGAGGCCCACCATCATCTAATCAGATGACAAGAAATCCACCTGGAGTAAAATTCTTAGGTTTTGAGCCATCGCCTCAATAAGGATATAACATGCCAATCGCAAGATTTCAGTTGCCCGATGGACGCATAGGGCGCTTTGAGGTTCCTGAAGGCACAAGTCCCGAGCAGGCGATGCAGCTTATATCCAGCAGCTTGCCAGATTTACTCCCCAAAGAGACACCCCAACAAGTTGAGGCGCCTGCTGCCGCCCCGACTGCCGTTCCAACTGCTGCTCCAACTGCCACTCAAGCTCCCGCTCAAGCTCCCAGTAAGCCTTGGTGGGCTCCATTTGCAGAAGCAGCCACAGGGGAGGCAGAGCTTGGAAAACAAGTTGGTCCAAAGGTTTTGGGCGGTAATCTTGCGCAAGATATATTTGCAGCGGGACAAGCTACGCCCACTTATGCTAAAGCTGCCACACAGGCTTTAGTTGGTGGCAATAGTCCAGAAGATCTAACATCTCAAACAGATTGGCGACACGATACCATTGCAGAAGCCAGAGAGCTTTCAAAGAAAAATGCAAAAGATCCAAGTCTACAAGATGAATATATTTTAGGTATCACTCGTCAAAAGGTGCGCGAGTTACCGCAGAACGCTATGTTCTCGGTTATTTCTATGGGTGCTGGCTTGGCCGCAGGAGCTGCTGGCATGGTTGCTGGCCCTGTTGGTGCATATGGTGCGGGTACAGCTGCGTCTGGTCTAGCCGCTTACCGCATGGATACCAATGGTTTCTTGCGAGACATTAGAGAAAATCTTGATGAGGCCTCTGTAAAGGCCACAGGAAAACCTTTGACAGATAAGCAATGGTTGGATTACGCCAAACAATACAACGGCCTTGTTCAAGAGCATGGTCTTTGGGAGGCGGTCCCAGAGGCGCTTGGTAATGCATTGGGCGCAAAATTAGGCGCCACCATATTCAGAGAGGCCGGCAAAGGTCTCATGGGCACGTTAAAGTCGTTTGGCGCTACGGCTCTTGAGTTTGGTACAGAGCTTGGCACTGAGACCGTTACTCAGACTGGTCAACACAATGTTGAGGTTGATGCTGGACTCAGCGATCAACCCAAGCGTTCATTTGCCAACCCCAATGATATTGCAAAATCCGCAAAAGAAGTTTTGCCTGATGTTTTGTTGTTATCGGGAATGGTTGCTGGGGGGGCTCATGTAGCCGGTAAAGTCTATAACAACACAGAATTTGGTCAAAACAAACAGATTGCTGATGCCATCAAAGAAAACGTTAAGGCTGGTAACTTTTCACCTGACAAGATCCGAAAAGAAGCCATAGCAAGGCTTGATCCTAACTCTTACAACCAAGAGGCCATTAAGCCAGAAGAAACTGTTGACCTCAACAAAAGATTGCCCGCCGCTGTTGCACCCCCAGAGCAGCCACCAGAAGAGGGTCAACAAGTTGCCCCACCAACAGAGCAAGTTGCCGGCCCATCCATCAGTCAAGATACTCAAGCTATGCTGGATGAGCTGAGTGGTAAAAACATTGAGGAAGCTCCTGTTGAAAAACCAAAGGCAGAAGAACCTAAAGTTGAAGAGCCTAAAGCATTAGAGCCACCCAAGAAGGAAGAGCCAAAAGTTGAAGAGCAAGTTAAGGAAGAGCCTGCTGCTCCGAAAGTTGAGGAGGCTCTCAATTTGCCGCCAAAAACAGAAGAACTCAAGGCAGAAGAAAAGCCAACTACTGTCGTAGAACCAGACATTAAAGTTGGCAAGTCAAAGTTGACCCCTGCCCCGATACTAGAAAAGCTTGCACAGCCTGCAATCGATGGCATCAATAAAGCAAAAGAACTTGCAAGTCAGCTGACGGAAACTATGTCGGGAAATCCTGATGCGCAAAAAGCCGTTGACAATCTAAACAGCACCTCAAGTATATTGAACGAAAAAGGTCAGGCTGCTGTTGATGAGATGGCCAGGAACAACAAGAAGACTCCTGGAGAGCAAAACAGAGCTATACAGAAGGCAAGCGCTGAGTTGAAGAAAGCTTTGATAGAGCACAACAAATCTTTGAACGCAGCAAAAAAACTAATAACTCCAACCAAAGCCAGGGTTAAGAAGACGCCGGCTCCGCTAGAGCTCGTCAACAAAACCCAAGAGCAACTAGATCTTGAAAAACTCAATAAAGATCTAGAGAGCGCTGAGATGGCCAGGAGACAAATAAAAACAACAGGTTTGTTTGGCGCCTTGAGAGGCAAATTAAAAGCAAAAGACATCAACGATATTTCTCCTGACAAAGAATACGCGCAACTTAAAAACAAAAATGGCGGAGCGTCTTTGGTCGATATTGTTGCGAGTGGTGATCTTGATGCTTATCTGCCTTACAAATTGCGCCATGATCACCCCGATTTTGATAATAAAGACGCCGCTGACTATATAGCCGAAAGATTAAGTCAGAAAAACTACATGACGATAGAGGCCGAAGATGAGATAAAGAAAATTACTGGCGCCATAGACGAACTGCGCGGCAACATCAAAGAATTAGAAGATCAAATCAAACAACAATTGGAGTTAAAAGATGTCAACCTCCTCCTTGAAGAAGCCTTTAATGAGCAAAGAGAAGCTGACCTTGCTGATACGGTCATTGAGCCCGAAGGCGAGAATAGAGCTGTTGAGCCAGGTAAAACAAAATTGGCACTTACCGGTCAAACACCAGATGAAGTCCGAGCGGCCGAGCGCGCCAAGGAAGACCGCCTAAAAGCCGAGAGAGAGGCGGAAGCTAAAGCCAAGGCCGATGAAGGTGTTGGTGAGTTTACTTTGACAGGAAGTAATCGTCCTGCCGACATTGCTGCCGCCAAAGGCCAAGAGGGTTTGTTTGACGAGCGCACTCCAGAAGTTAAAGAACACCCAGAATGGGCTACTGGTCACGCTAAAGATGTAGCCGGTAAGATTGTCTATTCCGATGACGATGCCGCCTTGCTCCAAGGTCATTCTCTTTTAAGCGGAAAGAATGTTTATTCTGCAATCGATAGAGAGTCCGGGAAAAGAACAACATCCGATATTCGGAACTTTACAGGTAAGTTATTCAAGCCCGATGTGTTGCAAAGACTGCAAGAGCAGGCCAATCGTATTGAGACCGAAGACAAAGCCAACCAAGCCAAGTTTCCTGATGGACCATTCCAAAACAAAGGCAATGTAGTTGGGACGGATGACTTTGATCCAAAGTATGTTTCTTATTTAGAGGGTTTGCTGAATGCCGCCAATCTTGGTGGACTAAAAGTATTCTTAATACATCCAGATGATGCTCGTGCAAATGCCGAGAAATACAACTTGTATGGTGACTATTCGTCGGCTAAATCAGCTGGAATGAGTTTTACTGAAGACGGGTCTACTCGTCTGTTTGGTCCCAACAATAAATACGCTTACATTTCCGTCAAGCCAGGGCTTAGTGAAACAAGAACAATTGAAACGATAGCGCATGAAGTTGGCCACATTATTGAGAAAGTTGCCTTAAACAGCGCGCCAAAAGAAATTAAAGACCAGCTGGTAGCAGAGCATAAAAAATGGGTTGAAAAGAATGTCAAGGGCGCCGCGAGAGATCTAATTCTTAACTTGCGCAATCGAGAGACGGGTGAGGCTCATGCTCAAAGCGTAATAGATAACATGCCAGCCAAAGACTTGACCAGATACTGGACAAGTTTTGATGAGTGGTTTGCAGATAACGTATCGCGTTGGGCCACAACAGCAGATAAACCTATCAGCGTTGTTGAGAAGTTCTTTGCCAATGTTGCTAAAAAACTCAAAGAACTTGTTGGTATTATTACTGGCAATAAATTTTCACCCAATGAAGAGGTTGCCAAGTTTATTGAAAATATGGGACCATCAACGGTCCAAGACTGGTATACCTCTAAAGATAAAGCAAGTTCTGAGAGTTACTTTTCAACGTCGGATGCCGCATTTGAACCCATCTTCCAAGAAGAGAAAAAGCGCAACCCATCTTTTAAGCGCGCTGTCACTGGTCTCAACAAATCTCGCAATAAAGGCATACTCACCGATGAAGAGTTTGCTCTTAGGGTTGGCGCTGAATTGGATGCTGACAACAATAGAAAGTCTAATGCCTTAACGCCAGCCAGAAGGCGTGGCATTCTTCACATCAAGGCGAGGTTAAATGAAGAGGGCGCTAGAAATGTAATCAGCAAAGAGGCTATAGATCTAGCTGAATGGTTTATGAACCAGAACCCAAGTTTGGTTGATGATCTTGGTATATCGATCAAAAAGGGTGAGCGTGGCACTGGCGGCAACTACGAAAGCCTAAGACGCATATTTAGCTTGATGAAAAATGCGGGCAGCGATGAGACGCCAATTCATGAGATTTTGCACCATACCGAAAGGATGATGCCGGGCGATATACAAAATGCTATACGCAAAGAATGGCTGCAACAGCTATTAAAAGCGCAAAAGAATGCAAAGACTCAAGAAGAGAAAGTATTTTTTGCCGCTGTGATGGATAGTCATTTTGGTGATAACCGCGCTTTAGATATTGAAGTAAAAGACAAAAATGGGAATGTAGATAAATCTGTCAACAAATTTTTGTATGACACGATCATGCGCGCCAAAAATCCAGGAGAGTCTCTTACCAGCTCCAAGTTGGCCAAGTTTTTATTGCAGCACACTAGCTTGCCAATTGCAAATTATCGGTTTGTCAATCCATCAGAGTTTTGGGCTGTTAATGGATCGCGCATTGTTGCTGGTGATTACGCCGCAATAAAAGGCACAAAACTCGACAGGCTAAAGAATTGGTTGGGCAAGCTTGCTGAAAAGATTAAGTCATTGTTTGGGTTTAGATCTGACGCGCCCATTCTTAAAGCGCTCAACAGTTTGAGTAAATCAGATGGAGTGTTTCAGTCATCTGAAATGCTGGGTGGCACTCAGTTTGAGTCTATTAATCAAGGCCAAATGTTCCCACCGGCAC